TCTGTTAGTCCTAAATTGGTCGTTAAAACTTGTTGTACCCGTACGAGTCCTTTATATTGTTTGTTGTTTTCTAAATTTGCTTGATTTATACCAGGTATAAGATTACGTATACTGGTAGAATATTTCATCATTTGTTCGCCAGTTATACCTAGTTGGTTTCCTTGACGTTGCAAACTACTAGCTAATGCAGCGGCGGATTTTGAGTTGATTCCAAATGATGTGTTTAGAATTTTATTGCGTCGCTCTAAATACAAAGATTTATTTGCAATTGCAATATATTGATCGATCAATGCATCATTTATTGCAAGTTGTTTTTCTAGACCACGTACTGTATTTGCATTAGTTTCATTTAATTGAAATAACGCTTCCGTTAATCCGACTATCGCCCCTGCAGCTTCGCCACCTATAGATCCTAAATCATCGAGGATATCTCCATGTCTAGGTTTTTGTTTGAGTTGTTGTATGAAATGTTTGTGTGCGGACATTGCTGGACTCTTTTAATATAAATATTTTATCTGCCAGATTTTTTCACGCGTGGCGATCTCGGAACATTTTTATTTTTGGTTGCAGGCGTTTCAGCAGGATCCGGGGGCTGTACTAATGCATTGATACGTTTAGTCCATAACCGGCGTATCGGAATTGGTAAATGATACACATCGTCCCAAGTCCATCGACCTTCGCCGTGCCACAACATGTTGAATATGTTTTCGTGAAATATTGCTCGGTCTGATGGTTTAAAACCAAAAAAGTTCTGGTCCAATCGGAAACCCGGCAGAGAAGGTGCTCCCATCTTCACCTTCGAATTCAACTGTTAAATTTAATCCAGGCATATTTTCAGTTACAAATTTTCTGAAACGTTTTGCATCTGCGGCAAAGAATTCATAACGTATAAACTCATTGATGGTTTCTGGGTCTCTGGAATCTTTGACCTGTGTTATTATGTTTTTTAAATATTCAGAAACTGTTTCTGATTCAATGTCTTTGTTAGGATATTTGAACCGTATGGTGGTATCTGAATTGATTTCATATTCAAATTCACCCGAATCATCTGGCTGCAGGGTGAATGGTCGAAATGTTAATTTACGCAAATCAATTACTCGATTCAACATGTTTTTAGTTTTAGGATCCGATACCGTAACTGCATATTCTGGTCCATATGCTAATATTCTTGCATTAATGATTAAACCAAACCGATCTGCTTCAGCAATATCCGATACAGCTACATCTGACATGATTATGGATTCTAAAAGACGATCGAACACAACGCCATTTTTTATGTAGGTGGAATTAGTTAAAATATCTTCATCATATGCAGTCATGTATCGCATTTCTACAGTACCACATCTAAGTGCATGATGTATAGGATAAATCTTACCGGCACTTGCTAACGGCACAATAACCGAAGGCAATTTGCTTCGTTTCTGCGTTTCAAATTGTTGACGTGCTAAATTAATAATGTTTTGATTGTCGATGCGATCCGTAACTTTTGACATATGGTTTCCTTGTATAACTTTAATATAAATATGTACGAACACAAAAATTGGGGGCAAAATACCCCCAATTTGTTGACCAATCCAATGTTCCAAAATTAGATTCTGTGATGAATGCGCCATTCAAAATCCATTCTTCAATTATTTCACCGAGTGGTGATAACTGACGAAGTTTAATTAATTTTTTATAATATGATGAATATCCATCACGACCTGTAGCTGATTCATGATGCAAACGAACCCAATCCATAACTGCCTGTGCCCCCGAAGGAACAATTGCATCATACAGTGTTACGGAAATTGTGTTCCAAACTGTTTTTCCTTTTACATATCGCTGCACATTAATATGATCCAATGTAACTTCTCCATTGGATAGTGATGGTTTTGCGGATGCTTTAATTAGATAGGCCGGAATATCGTCAACAACCATGATGAATTGATGGGATTTTTTTGGTTCCCAGGAATATGCTTTATCCCAAAATTGTTCATCAATACCAAAATCCTGCAGATTTGGATTCACTTGATTTTCTAATGCCATTTTGTTATCCTTGTTATTTTCTTATAAATATCAGCAAAGTAAAAAAGGCAGAACCGAAGTCCTGCCTTTGATCTAAAAAATAATTTACTATTCAGGGAACACTGCGCCGGTTGGCTGAATGTTAAAATCTAGAATAATAAATTCTGCCGTACGAGTTGGCTGAAGGAATATCTGACCATACAATATGTTTTGATCAATTAAATCTGGAGTATTGTTAGTTGCATCCATTACTACTCGGAACGCAGATAAACCTTGCTGTGCTTTTACTTGCTGCAAATATGGGTTTACTATTGCCAAGAATCTGTCTCGAGTCTGAATTGTGTTTTGCTCGAACACCAAATAACGAGTAGATGATGCAATAAACTTCTTAACTGTGATTAATAAACGACGCACATTTACTCGATCTAATGCACTTGGTCGAGCCTGTAAGGTCTTTTGACCCCAAATGACTACTCCATCGTTAGGGAAGTTGGCAATAGGGTTTATACGAGCTTCATACAATGTGTTGCGGTCTGCCTGTGAAAGTGTTTGATACGTGTCAGACACCGTGGTCAATCCACCTCGATTCAAACCAGCTGGTGCATACCATGGAGCTGCAACTGAATCAGTGAATGCCAACGCTCCCGGAACTACTACAGATGGTGGTACCCAAAGTGGCACATTTTTTGCTGGGTTAACGATTCGCACCCATGGCCAATATGTCGCCGTATAATTGTTATCCAAAGTTGTTACTTGATTAACTACGGTTTGGATGCTGTCAGCAATTGCATTTGAATCCATCACATAAAATGCATCTTGACGATTTGTTACCATGGTTCGTGCCTGTGAAGTTACAGAACTATGCAAACTGTCAATGATACCTGGAGTGATGAGCATGTTTATATCATAGTAATCAGTGTTTGATAACAATGTGAATGCTTTGTTGTATGCTTTAGTACCCGTTGTTGTGTTGCCACTGCAATCAAATCCAAATGAGTTTGCTGCCGTTATGTTAGCACCGCTAAACTTAGGTAGATTTGGACGAGCTCCATCAAATCCTCCTTGCATTGGAACAATGAATTTTCTGGTACCGTTAGCTACGGCTGCAGTGAAATATGAAGATCCAGACACCAATGCCGTTTCAAGACTTCCGGTATATGGTGATGTTATAGACGGGAATGCTGCTTCTGCATTCTGTGATACATCACCTAAATAAAAGTCTGTGTTGCTGCCTGTTACTGATCCAGATGATGGAGTTGGTGCAAGATAATTCAAGTTGTTAACCACAGTAAAATCAAATCCGAAATAATTATTGGAATTGTATGTGGTTTGAACTTGTGTGGTTTTGTATGATGCTGCCGCTAAATTGATGGAACCAGAAGCCATCGAAATTGGAGATGTTAATGCTCGGAAACCAAATGGTATCAAAGTTCTTTCATTGGTCTTGTTTGCAACTGCATCCGTTACCTCAACACGAATATATTTTGAAATGTTTGGATAATCACCATTAACTACAACATTTCCAGCATCCGTTACTGTCTGATAACGATTTCCAATTCTACGTGCAATGTAATTTGCAGAATCTGGATCCAAGTTGACATTTAAATATGTTTCTACAATGTCCGGAGCCTGATCTGTGTCCTGTGATGAATATGGAGAATTTGAAATATTGTTGGTGTTTACTCGACGAACTTCCACAGTAAATGTTCCATAACCATTTGGATCTGCTACTTCGGTAGACGTACGTACATCTCTGATTCCTACTTTAACTTCATAGTTAACTGATGTGCCATGTGATATGGTATGAAACTTGAACAGATTCTTTGCAGTGCTACCAATTTTCTGTGAAGTAATCCATGGTGTTGCAGCGGTAGAATAATCTGAAAGTATTTCAAAGTTGCTTAGTTTTGCTAATTCTACCGTTACGTTGCCTAGATTGTTGAACAGTGATGTTGCTGTTTTATTTTCATACTGCACATATACCGGATAATCCAAAGACTTTGGAGAGTTTCCATAAATCTTTGTGATATAGTTGTTTTGTGTGGTTTGAATGGATGCTGAAACTGCTACTCCGTTTCCTGCTAAATATGCAGTATATCCTGGTACGGTTTGTGTTGCAAATGAACCAGACACAGTTATTACAAAACTACCAGAGCCTAAATCAGTTAATACCGATTCCTGAAAAACATTGCCGGCGCCGGTGGTAGATACTGGTTGCGTTGGATGCAGCACATGAGTTACGACTTTAACGGATCCTGAACTAGCAATAACAGCTAATACACCATTAGTTAAAGAATACCCATCTTCATATAAAAGACGAGTTACTGTTAATGCATTTCCGTTTCTTAAATATTCTTCTGTTGCAAATGGAATATATGAATCATCGCTATATGATCCGAATATTTGTTGAAATTCTGAAAATGATGAAACTCGGGTTGGAACAAGCGCAGGTCCTTTTACGGTTGGACCTACAATTGCAGCTCCAATCTGCCCGATTGCTTGTGGTAAAAACGACTGGTCTACTTCTCTTGTAAACACACCGGCCGATACGATTCTTTCTGCCATTAAATTACTCCTATGATTTATTTAATAATATATATGTTAGTTTAGGTACTAACCTGCGGGAGTAAATGTTCCGTCTTCGATATTTATTTCACCATCACCATAACGAGCTTTAAGTGTTTCAATTAGTTTCAATTCATCTTCTCGCAACGCTGAAAATTGCGAAAACAATGCATTTTGATTTTCCGTTAATGTGGCTTGTTGTTGTTCCAGAAGTTTTAGTTCAATTGCAATGTTTCCTAGTTGCGATGCATTTTGTGCAAATCGTTACTGCAGATCTTGTATTGCGTCTACATGTTCTTTATCTAATTTTCGTGTCATATGTAACCTTTTCTAA